TAGAGTCATTCATTGTTGCCTTGAGTAAATCATAAATAGCCTGCTCAAGTTCAGGATTCAGCCCCTTTGCTTTCTTCATCGTTCTAGCTTTCTCCCATCACGCTTTGAACGCATCATCGTAATACGGGTTCCAATCAGCATGGTATCCCCGCGCTTCTCGGCTTGTTGCTTTGCCGTTTCTTTCAACTTACGCAACTCTTCGACGCTATTGTTCATTTTGTCGCTGTTGCTGCCATTGTCATAAATCATCGCTTTGACCCTCGCTTCATACGCGACTTGCCAGCTTTTGAGTAAGCAATCGCCGCAGCCTGTTTGACAGCTTTACGCACACTCGAAGGCTTACTCGTACCAATCTTGCCGGATTCCTTAAAGCTGCGCACCATTTCGCCAATGTTCTTGCTAATTGTCTTGGCACTCTTACCTTTCATTAGGGGCATTTTCCATCCTTTCTGGCGCTTCCGCACCTATTTGCGTACCAATAGTTTGACGAATCATGCTGGCAATAACGCCTTGCCGCTTCTCAGGCGGCGACTTCAATACCTGTTGCAGCCTTACCGGATCAGTCACGATGTCACTGACTGCTGAACGGATGTTCGCCACATAGTTTCTGTACCGATCTAATGCCATTGCAGCACCAAAGCCACCTACTGCGCCAGTGGTTGCGCCTACCTCTAAAGGCACACCAAAGCGGGAGCCAAGGGCAGCTAGGCCAGCAGCATACAAGCCAGCCACAGCGCCACCCTTCTTAACCTGCGACATCTCATTGTTAATCAGGCGGGTTAGTTCTTGTGCAGAAGACTCAACGCCGGGAGTTCTGCCAATGTTCTGTGATGCACGGCTGATTGCATTCTGGATGTTTGCAATATCGGCAATAGCATCATCCACAAACTTGATCTCATCAGGACGATACAAGCCACTTGCCTGCATAGCTGGCTTGATGCGATCACGGTAGGCAGTGGTAATCTGTCCGGGAGGCAGGGTGCCAATCAAGTCACGCACACTCGACTTGAATGCGTTAGCACCGTCAGGTGTCTTGCCAAGCACTCTAGCCGCAGCAGTCAACTCATTAGCGTTCGTAGGACTCATGATCAAGCGCTTAAAGTTATCAGCCTGCTCAGTCTGAGTGCGACCAAGGTTCAGCGCTTCAGCGCGTTCAGTGGTTCTGGTTTCCAGCTTCTTCGTGACACGGCCTGTCTGTTCTAGCTTGGTAGCGTAGTCAGTAAAGTCTTGCTTTAGCTGTGGAAAGCGAGACAACCACTCATTGTTAGTCTTTAGCCAAGTGCGAATCTGTTGTGGTGACTTCTCAGCTAACTCTGCGCTGGCATAGTTACGCGCTAAACCTTCAACTGCCGCCTTATCGCCACCCACCAATGCTGTAAAGTTATCAATGTTTTCTGGTGTGCTGAAGATTTTCTTAGGCAAGGTTGATGCCTGCGCAACCATATCGCCTCGAACTTTAGGGCTTGGCGCTGTTAAAGCAACGCCAACATCTGTAGCAAATTGATTGATAGGCTGACTTAGACGCTCATAGTCTTTCAAATACTTGTTGAACTTCTGACCAGTAAACTCAGACATAATGTTTTCAACAAGTTTCTTTAACTCTTTGGCATCTTGCTGACCAATTGCGTCAAAGCCAACATCGGGCAAGCCAGCAGCACGATCACCTAATTTACGACGTAATTGTTCAAGACGCTCAAATCCAACCTTTGCTTTGAAAGTTTGGCCTGTCATAGCATCATAGGTAATCCCTAATGCTTCACGCCTAACTTCATTAAATTGATCTTTTGTTTTCCCAGTAATGCGCTCACGGCCTGTTACTGGATCACGTTCAAATGCAGTTAATGCTTGATCTAAATTTTTGTAAGCGCGAGTTCCTTCGACGCCTTGGCCTGCAAGTTCCTTAGTACGCGCTTCGTTCAGCATGTCCTGCTTGTTAGCAGTAGTAGCCGCCTCACGCTGATCTCGCAATACCTTAAGCCTGTCTGCTGCCAGCTTACGGGCATCAGCACCCACAGCTTCCATTGTGCGAGGCTGACTAATCGCAGCCAAACGCTGTTCCGTGCCAGCAGCCAGTTGCTCACCAAGTCTGCCACCACGCTGTTTGATTGCAGTAGATTCAGCACCTAGCAATGTTGCTACGTCTGCCGCATCCAATGGCTGATCAATAGGCTTGCCACGCAGCCTTTCTTGCGCAGCTCGAACCATTGCAGTCTTGGACTCTACGGTTTGTGGCAAGGAAGAGATTTGTTCTGGCGTCATTTGACGAACTACACGTTCGGCAGCACGTTCAGTACCGCCGGGTAGCAATGGACGAAAGGCTCTTCCAGCCGTAGCAAGACTGCGCAAGCCAAGCTCAGTACCCATGCCAGCGCCAGTTCCGACTAAAAATCGTGTGGTTGGACTTGCATCAGCAGGCAAAAGATTCTCTGCCGCCTGTCCAGCAGCGCCACCCGCAGCAGTTAAACCAGACACTTTGGCTAACTCAGTACCAGTGCGAGGAATAAAAGTCTCTGCGAACCTTGCGCCATAGGGTGCTAAACGACCACCAGCCGTACCAAGCTGCAACAGTCTTGATGTACCAGCCAACACAGGTATAGCGCCAACAGCTTCTAAGCCAGTTTCAAAGGGTGACTTGGTGCGAATGCGCTCTGACTCTGGAATAGCAGCAGCAGCACGTTTCTCTTGTTCAGAAGCGCCGGGAATCTGCTCAACCAAGCTGCCGCCAAACCGATCAGTCTGGCTTTCTGCTACAGCTTCACCACCAAAACGATCTTTAGCCATGATTACCTCTGTGGTTTTCTGCCGCGCTTATTGGTTTGTGCATCAATGTATTCAGCACCCGGAGGCAGTGCATCATATTCTGCCGGAGTGTTAATGGTTGGCACTCTTGGCCCACCCGCCGCTTGAGGAGACGATGTTATGCCTGCAACACCCCGCACCAAATCTTCCGCTGTTTCTGCCTCTAATGCCGCTTGAGTTTCTTTAACTTTTCTTTCAACTGCATTTCTCAGCGTTCTCTTTTGATTTTCAAAATACTCCAAAGCGGTTTGTCTATCAGTTGCTGGCGTTACAATAAAACGCTCAAAATCAGCTTGTTCGTTAGATGTAAGCGTTGCGCCATAAAGTTGATTACGAACCTTAGAAATGTACTCTCGATAGCTCTTCCACCAGTTTACGGTTTCAGGTTTAATATCTTTGCCTGTAAGATTTTTTGCGAGTTTTGCAACATCACCGCCACGCTCAATTGCCAAAAGAATTGCATCAGCAACACTGGCAGAAGGCGCAATCATCAAATGCTCATTTGACAGCGTAGATGTAATGTTGTTTAAGTTGTAAACCGCATCGCCAGCCTTTTTAAGATCGGCTCGCATATCGGATGGAATATCACTAATTTTTACTTTGCCGCCACCCTTGCCACCGCCAGCACCCGGCGTTTGCTTCAACGCAACCTTCTGAGCAAAAATTGCTTGCTGTTTAGCTAACTCAGCATCAGCCTTGTCTTGCGACTCAATAGCTTTTGAAAATAGCTCATAGGCTTTCTGATAGTTTCCTTTGCGCAGTTGGGCAGCAATTAAGCCATCACCCATCTTGCCCTCAATCAGCTTAGCTTCCACCAAGGCAGCATTACGATTCTTAGACAGCAGGTTAAGCATTCGATCAAACCGCTGTTTCAACATGTCGTTGCTGTCTTTGCGTTTCTTATCAGCCTCATCAAACTTTAACTTAGCAGCAGCAAAGGTCTGACGCTGATTTTTGTCTTCAGCATCTTGCATTTCCTTGATTGCCATTAACTGCGCTCTACCAGAAGCACCACCTACACCGCCTAGCAGCAGGGAAGACAGCAGGCGCAAAGAGGCATTAGCCGCATAGTCAGAGGCTTTGATCTGCGGAATCTCAAACTCTTTGTAGCCTTCAGTGCCTTGCTCTAAGGCTTGGGCTTCACGGGCAGACTCAGTTGCTAACTCGCGCTCAGCTTGTGCTGTTCTGCCAATCTCACTTTGTTGAATGTCAAACTGAGTTTTAGCAGCTTCGGCTTCAGCTTCAGCGCCTTTCTCAAAAGTCTCAGCAATGTTTTTGCGACCAAACTCGGCACGTTCTTTCATGCCTGTCTTTGCGCCAAAGCCACGAACTAAGGATGGCGTTGTGCCTAATGCTTGGCTAAGCGTATCAGTTGCCATAGTTATCTTCCCGTTTCAGTTACAGGCACTTGGGTGCGAAGCGCCTGTTGTGCTTCACGACCTAGGATGCCAGCAAAGAGTTGTCCAAGCTGCTGATCACGTTGCAACTCCAACTCCAAAGCACGACGGTCATACTGATCTGCAATGTTAGCAAGACGCAATGCTTCATCAAAGCTACTCTTACGGGCTAAACTACGCGCACGACTTTGCTGTGCAGCTAATACACCAGCCGCAGCAGAGCCTGTTTGCAGGTTGCGCTCAGTCAGACCTTGACGCGCACGGGCTTGCTCAATCTCTAACTCTTGCTGTTGTTCTGGCGTTAAACCTTCTCCTGTTGCACGACCCATTGCTTCAGCTTGCGCTGCACGGAATGGTTGCGCAGCACGACGAGATTCCTCAACGCCACGTTGCATTTCTTTGCTTGCTTGGTTATACATTAGCATTTGAGCAAGAATGCTTGCGCCAGCCGCGCCTGCCCGTGTTAGGTTTGGATAACGGTTTAGCACATCCTGTAACTCTTGCAGACCACGTTCTGTGCGCTGAGCAAAACCAGCTTCCTGCTGTGGTGCGGCAGCAGTTCTGTCTTCTAATGGTCTTAACTGAGAAAGACTGGTGAAGTAAGGTTCTTGCGCTTGCTGCAATGCTCTAGCGCTTATACCGGCAACTTGACCAGTAGGCGGTCTTAGTCCAACGCTGCCGGGGCGAACGCCATACACGCCAAAGTCACTGGTCACATCCATTGGTTCAGGGGTAAGGCCACCTGTTCTAACATTGGGAACGCCAGTACCATAACCCATCAAATTAACTCTATCAGTAGCTGATGGCTCAAAGCCACCCGTCTGCACGTTGGGTGTACGACCATACTGCATCAAATCATATTGATTGCCAGCAGCTTGATATGGCAACGATTCAAAACCAAAATCTGTTGGCACATCAACGCCAGAAACACGACGCGGCGTGTAATTTGTATCCAACTCAAAATTTGGTGCATCAAATGTTGCACCTGCTGGCTGACTAGTTACCCGAGGCGTGTAGTTGTCAAAGTCATCAAAAGATGAGCGACGGGGCGCAAACTCAGGCAATCCCGTATCCGGGTTAGTTGTTCCTGATCCACCCATTTGCACCAACATGTCTGCCTCTTCAGGCGTAATGTGTGCAAGCATCGTATCGCCACGCCGACCCATGCGACGCAGCATCTCAGCCATAGAACGAGCATCGCCCATACCATTGCCGCCTAACATCATTTCTAGTGTTTTCATTGGATTAACCTAGTGCCTTTCTAAGACGCAGGGAACGGGTGTTCCATACATCTTGTTGAGTATCTTCTTCGCCACCAAACAAAGGTTCTTTATCACCCACAATCGCCGCTGTCGGACTTGTGCCAACAGCACGGGCGCTAATTGAGCTAGGTGGCGGTGGAGTACGACCTGCCCTACCACCCAACAAACTTAAAATAAGTGGATCACGCGCCTCATCAATTGCCGCCAAAATCTCATCATCAGTTACTTCTTCTGGCGCAACCTCGGAAACTGTTGCCTCACCTTCTCCTTCACCCTTTGCAGTTGGTAAACGAGTGGTTACTGGCTCTTTACCTTCTCCTCCAGCTTCAGCTTCAACGGTGACTTCAGGCAATGTCGAAGTGTCTTGAGGAGATTGAGCTTGCTCAATTAACTCAGCGCCAGTAAGTTTTTCTGGCGGTGGCGTTGGTTGATTTTGTGTTGTTGTGGTCGTTGGTATTCTTGTTGTAATTAGCTTGCCAGTACGAACATCATAGCGTTTGGGTTGTTCAGTAGTAGCTTCTGGCTCTGGAGTAACAACAACTTCTGGCAAAGTATTGCCATCAATAGCAACGGGTTTGGCTGGCGTCGATGGCAACCTATCATCAGGAACAATGTCAGTGCCAACAGCATCAGCTCTGCTGCCAAATTGAATGCCACCAGAAAGCTCAGCGGTTGGTTCGCCAATTTGAGTGCCAACGCCGGGAGACTTGGGCTGAGAAAACGCTTCAACAATCTGATCTTCAACCGTAGCAGGTGGCGCTTTTGCAACAGTGCGCTGCATTTCTGCTTCTTGCTCAATCTTTGTCTTTGCATCAACCATCTCTTCTTCTGCAAATCCAGACAAAGCCTGAACCATTGCAGCGGCAGGAGACATGCCAGAAGCCATAGCTTGCGTGTATTCACCCGCAGCACGGGAGATTGCTACATTATCTGTGGCTCTTAACAAACCGCCACCAATCAAACCACCAGCTAAACCCGCCATTGCAGCGGTTTTAACATCTTGCCCCATGATGGTCGCTGCCGTAGCCTGCCTAGCAGCATTGGTTACGGCTGAATTAACAATCTCATTGCCAGAAATTGCATTGACAGTTTGTAAGTATTGTCCAACCTGACCTGCCCCCAACCCAGCAAGACCAGCTTTTAGTGCTGTTTCAACATCAGCACCATTAGCAACCGCAAGTGCGCTACTTAATGCGGCGGCATTAACCGGAGACAAACCAAGACCACCTGTCAAACCACCAACAATTAAAGCGTCAGTAACATCCAAGATTCTGTCAAAAAAGTTCTTTTGACTTTGCATTTGAACGTCACGCAACACTGCATTTTTATAATTTCCTTCCGCAGTCGTAAAAATTGTCTGTATTTCTGTTGCTGGCACATTGTTTTGCACCAAAAAATTTACAGATTTATTAAGGCTTGACTTCCAAGTTTCTAATCGCGCTTTTTGCTGTGGGTGAGGGTCGAGTTGAACAGTTCTGTAACTGCTTAAATAATTACCAATTTCTCTGCTTAGACTGTTTTTAACAAATTCAATAGGATTTTGTTGAGCGTTATTAACTTGTTTAATTAAAGGATTTAAAAATTTTTGCCTACTTTTTTCTCGAATAGTTTTTGTTGTTTTGTAATATTTGAGATCATCAACAATCCACCACAAACCGGGCATAGCCCGACCTTCTGCGCTATTTGCAAATGCTATTGCCTGATCATAGGTGGTAATTGCCATTTTGCCGTTCCCAAATAAAAGCCGGATACAACACGATAAGCCAAATTGTCAAGCAAAAGCAGGGCTTTAAGCAAGCCCAACACGCGATTTACCCCATCTTTTTTGTTGCCAAATAGCCATTAGACTGTCGGTTATTCGACAGGTCAAAATTACGTCACGCCGAGTGATCTGGCAATCTGCTCATGTATTAGCAAATGACTATTTACCCAATCGTAAAAGTCATCTTCTTGGTTAAAGTCCAAGTCCAGCAGGTTAAATGGATCGTTTAGGGAAAGGATGGCGGCATAACGCTGATGCTCTTGTTGATGAATTAGCAACCAATCATCTAAGTCCTGCGGATCAGCGTCAATAATGGGGTAGCGCGGCACATAGAAACCAGCGTCAGTTAGCCTTTCCCAAAAGACTTGATGCTGGATGCCGTTTTCAAACAGGAAATCACGGAGGCTATCAGGCTCCCCAAAGATCGGGGTAGCCAGTGCGTCCATGTTCAGGCTCATCTATCAGCCTTTTTTTCTAAGCGATCAAAGATTTTGCCTAGCATGTTCTTAATGTCACCAATGTCAGCCCGGTAGTCATCACGGTTGACATAGGTCATTGGCATCTCGGAAATTCTGTCCTCTATCCTGACGATTGAGCGAGAGATACTGTTCAGTATCCACCCAAAAGCGGCTCCTGCGGCTGCAAAAAGAATGTTGATCAGGAATTGCGGTTCCACTCTCAGACTCCGTAACTTTTATGTGACTTTTGCTGTTATCCACCAATTTGAACCATCCGACTGAAGCGTGACGCTTTGATACTGACTTGACAACGGATACGTCAGCGCGTTGTCAATTGTCTGCGAAGAAGTTGTACTGACCGTCACAGCATTTGCCGAACTGTCAATTTTCTTAATTTTATACTGTTGGCCTGTAAGTGACGCAGCAGTAGGCAAAACAACACCGAATGGCGCAGAAGGATGATTGATCAATATCGTTGCATTGTTTGCGCTGACTGCATATTGTGCATTTGCCCAAGCAATAATCTGGCTGCTGTTATTTTCCCAAGACAGTATGGCTGCACTATTGTTTGACCAGCCAATTTCTGTGCCACTGGTAATGGTAGCAATAGCAGTAACTACATTGCCACCGCCACCGCCGCCACCGCCAGTAATAGCAACATTGGATGCGCTAGTAACGCGACCTTGTGCATCAATGGTAATTTGAGCAACTTGAGTATTGCTGCCATAAGTACCTGCCGCGACTGTTGTATTAGCAAGATTGATGGTGACATTACTTGCAAGGTTTCCACCACCGTTTAAACCTGTTCCTGCTGTAATTGTGGTGGTGTTTGCTACCGCACCAGACACATTAGCAACAGCAATATTGATATCAACATTGGCTGCGCTGCTTAGTCTGCCTTGCTGATCAACCGTAAACTGACCGACAGACGATGCTGTGCCATAACTACCGGGCGCAACTGCCGTGTTTGCCATGTCAATCGTGACATTGCTGGCTAAGTTGCCACCGCCAGCCAAGCCAGTGCCAGCAAAAATTGTGACTGTATTAGCAACTCCACCCGGTACGTTAGCAATTGGCACGGAGGTTAAATCAACCGTGACGTTGCCGGTAAGCTGACCACCGCCACTTAGTAGGCCGGTAGCCAAAACAAAAGCCGTATTGGGTGTAGCGCCTACATTTGCCGCATTAAGGACAACAACGCCGGTTTGACCATTGACGGAAACAACAGCATCAGAGTTGTCAACTTTTTGCCAAGCAGTGCCGTTAAAGACTGCCCAATCACCTATTTGCCAATCAGTAATGCCATCCAGATTGGTTGTGCCAGCCGTGCTAACAACGTAGTAATAGCCTTTAACACCCACGCCAGAAGCAAGCATAGGCGAGTTGGAATTAGCATTCCAAGTGCCTTGGTAGTTTAACGAACCAGATATGCCCCCACCAGCTACCTTAAGCATGATTGCTCCTTACAGGCCATCGCCCGGAGTAATATACACAGCCGCAGTGCCACTGACAGTTACGCCAGTAAAAAAAGCGTTTGGCACAAATGTCAAAATTTCATCAGTGCTTGGCAACAATGGGAAAGTTGCGTGGCTGCTAGTTACTACTGAAGCATTGTTACTAGCTTCACCCGCTGTACTTCCATAGCCAAGAAACACCATGCCAGTACCAGCATTGATGACACGATACTGATTACCACCAAGTGTAGTAGAAGCACACTGAACAGGCGTTGGCGCAGTCGTATTTGCTGTAAAAGCAACCGTATTGCCTGTTTTGGTAAAAGCATTAAGACCCATTTAAACCTCCAGCGTCAATCCGGTTAATTGCATCTCATCGCCCACCACGCCGACAGGGAACGTGTTGAACGACATACTTATTCTGACATCCTCGCCCTGTACTGTCGGCACGTTATGCTCAAGCGACGATGGAAACAAAATTAACCTTCCAGTAATAGCCTCAAACCACCAAGAATCCGAGTTGTACAAGTTCCATTCATTTGGTGGAAACTTAATTTGCTGCCAGCCAGAACGATAAAAGAAAATTTTGTCATCAGGATTGGTGTTTAGATAAAACACACCAGACACAAACGAATTTGGATGCGCGTGTCTGTGATGCCATTGCCCTTGCTCTGAATAATTGAACCAGCTTTGAGTAATCCGTAGCGCAACGTCATGTTTAGGATTGCTCGTAGCCTTAAAGTATTCAGTTACCTTATCTTCAACCCACTCTCGCAAAGAGGTCATTACAGGATCACGCAGAACAAAATGATTTACGCTAGTGGTGTTGCCATCGTTCGGCCTAGTTTCCTGACTTTTAACAAAAAACAACTCATCGTCGGCTAGTGGACGGTGTAAGTCAAACATCCCAACAGGTGTTGGGAAAAGGTGATGAACATTCATGCGTTCACCCAAGTTTGGGTTGTTTCATTCCATACATAATTTTGCCAATCAACCGGCTGGTCAATAGGTGCTTTCCATTGGCAGGATTGCTCATCAAGAACCCAACTTGCAAACGGTTGTGGCGGGATAAATGCGTCGCGTTGCTCATCGTAGGTAAAGCCAACGCCAGCATAGTTTTTGCGGAATGGCGTGCCGCCACCCATATGCACACCACCTGATGTGTTATAGCTGGTGCGTTTCCAAACGCCGCCAGCTATTTCTGCATAGAGCTGTTCGCCTGTTTGTTCGTACTCGTCACCAACAGCAATGACTTGCACCACTACGTTGTTTTCATCTAATTGTGCAAAGTGAGCCATTCGTGTCCTCAACTTGGTAGCGTGATGGTTCCGGTTCCAGCGGTAAACCGATAAATAAAATTAGAGGCGTCTGAAATGTCTGTGTAGGTCAATCCAGAAAAACCTGTGGCTGCTTTGTTGCCAGACTTGAGATACTTGATAACGACAATGCCGGAGCCTCCATTGCCCCCTGCGCTACCAGCAGAATCAGGAGAACCACCGCCACCGCCGCCACCAGTATTTGCAGAGCCAGTGCCTCCGGGGGTTCCAGCATTCCGACTACCGTTGCCACCGCCACCTGTGCCGCCGGGGGCAGCAGTGGGTGAACCAAGATTACACCCGCCGCCACCACCACCCGCATACGTCACGCTGCTTCCGGTGATGCTTGACGCAAGGCCGTTACCACCAGACCCGCCAATACCAGTAGCGCCAGCCACACCATCACCACCTTGAGCGCCAGCACCACCACCACCACCAGCAGCTTCGTTTGGTGTTGTGTTACTTCCTAAACCACCAGCATTGCCTTGCCCAGATGTTCCTGACGACCTCGTGGTTGCTGCATTTTTTCCGTTGCCGCCGCCAGAGCCTCCGTTATTGCCAATATTGTTACCAAACGCACCACCGCCGCCACCACCGTCCGACGTAATAGAACCAAAAACAGAATTGCTGCCATTGGTTGCATTGGGGCCGCCGCCGCCAGTTCCAGCTCCACCGCCACCAACAGTAACTGTCGTGGCAACATCCTTTGAAACACTTAAAGTGCCAGTGCGCATTCCTCCTGCGCCACCACCTGCGGAATAAGCCGCGCCGCCACCGCCGCCAGCGACAACAAGATATTCAACAGAAATACCAGCAACAGCCGTGCTGACCGACCCTAATAGCGCTTGAAGTATGCCTGTCATGTGATATTCGATCCCGAAATAACCCATACGGCGTTGTCAATCTTGACCGCAGTTGCCACACCCCATTGAGTAAGCGTTCTGCTGCCAGTAGCACCGTTGGATGACAAGTAAAGAGTATCGCTAGTCAACGAAATGGTGACGTTATTTGCGGAACCATTGATGATCGTGACTGCCGAACCCACCGTAAAAGAGACATTCGAGTTAGCCGGGAACGTGTACGTTGCCGCAGCCTGACCTGTCGGATGGTAAATATGTTTACCAGCATCACCCAATACAACGTTGTAGTTACCATTCTGGCTATTCTGTGGAATACCCATGTAACCAACCACATTAGCACTATTGACCGATGCGTTGGAAACTGTGGTGTTAGATATGGTGGCATTGGCAACGGCGCCATTAAACGTGCCGTTTGCCGTAATAGTGCCACTGCTAATGGTTACGTTAGTAAGTGTCAAGTCTCCAACACTTGTTACCGTCGAACCAAGTGTTATTGTCGTATTCCCGACAATGACATTGCTATTGGCTAGGTAGTTGTTTGGAAACGGGCTGGCTGTGCTGCTGATGGTCACGTTCGCCATCGTCATGTTATTCAGCGTGGTTACTGTGTTGCCAAGCTGAATAGCCGTATTGCCAAGCGTGATTGTTGTGGCAAAGTTTGCGTCCAGTTGCGATAAAGGAATCGTTGCTGTCGCATTAGCAAATGTATTAGGTACTGGCATTTAGAACCTCGCTCTCAATTCATGTTCAAACTCAAAACCATTTATAGTGAATGGCGTCACACTTCCTGTTAATGTTATGCCAAGGTACTTGCCAAACATTTTGGCATCACTCTTATATAAATAGTAACCAGCACCAGAGCTTGTAGCACTTCCCCATCCAACAACATTACTGGAATTGTTGCTCCAAGAGATTACTGTGCCTACATTATTCGTCCAATTGACCGCATTCGTAAAGTCAATTGCAGGCGACTGCTGATTCTCAGAATCCACATAAGCTACAAAGATAATTGGCGCATTTCCAAGCGTTGCCTCAATGCCAATTTTCAGTGCCTGCTTATCTCGAATTGGATCACCCATCGGCAGCAAGGCTGTTTCCAATTGCATATCTACTGGATTGGCGGCATCTTCGTAGAACTGATAAAGATTCTGCCCTGTTGTGCCATATAGATTGATAAAACCATCCTTAAACGCTGGCACTACATAAAAACAATTGTCGAGCTGATTGGTAAAAAACCATTTACGCTCAAAGAACGCCGCCTGTATCCAACGCTCCGTACCGCTATCGTTGTACTTAAAATTAAAAACAGCACACAAAATGTTGTTAATTAAGCACTGACCGCCTGTTATCTCTGTAGCAAAGTTAATCCCTGTAAACACACCATCCAGCGGATCACTGATCTTGGTGGTAGTCGCGCCGACCAGCGCATAAATGCCATACTCATTCATAAATAACACAGAACGGAAATACGGGAAGATAGCGTGTTTTAACGCTGAACCTACCGACGCAGATACGTTAGTGTTTGTAAAAAGAGAAACGCCTGTTGTGGCATCTACTCGCACATCGGAGAAGACGTTAATGCTGTCTTCGCCAAAAATGTACAGGAAGTTGTTAGCAGACAGAATACGGGTAATCGTAGTGCGCAGGGTTGAATCAGATATCGTGATAAACCCGGCGCTTAGATTGATGAAGTCGTTATAGGTATCTGCTGCCGTATAAAACACGGTACGGTCTTGAGCAATCCAAGTGCGGCCTGAGAACGTCGCAATGTCTGCGCCACTCTGGTTAAGAATAGTGCAAGTTACGTTGGCATTTGTGCCAGCACCTGAAATCGTTACCGTCGGCGGTGAGGTATAACCTGTGCCGGGTTGCGTCACAATTACTTCAGATACCGCATTGGCAACTACCGTCACTCTACCTGTTGCTTGAACGCCACTTGCCTCATTGGGTGCGCTAAACGTCACCGTCGTGTTAGACGTTAGATAACCACTACCCCTGTTGTTGATAGTGACGGTGTTGACGCTACCAATAGAAGTTAGGTTAGCGCCATCCCAAGTTTTGTAACCTTTGACCGGATCAATAATCAACGCACGTTCATTACGCCACTGAGTGATCATGACGTTGCTATTTGAGAACGTGTTGGCGGCTGCAATGTTGCCTTGAGCGCCAGTTGTAATGTTGACGTACTGCGCTGAACCGTCATTCTGGAACGCCATGACGTATTCATTATTGTTGATATTGACCGATCCCATGAAGGTTACGTTGGCAGCAAATGCAACATTCGCAAGTTGCTGGTTGCCGGGAACGATCTTCAGGTTGCCATAGCCAACCGGCTGGATGTTTTCTAGCCAGCTAAACTCACCGTCGCTAATGACAGTGCGGTTGTTCTTGGTGTTTACGCCTTTGAAGTCCTTAACTACGGCATAACTTTTCTTTTGCTCTGCCGCAGCCATGTTAGTACCCCGCTGTGTAAGGTGTAGGTAATCTGCGGGTAAAGGTCGTATTCAGGGCTTCCATCACATGCTTGCTGTACTCTTGCTTAAATATCTCTGCCTCACCATAGGATTGCTCTTGGTATTTAGCAATGTAAGCAGCGTAAAACGGTACAGCTTCTGTGAATGGGGTAGGCAATGTTTCTACATCAGCGCCATTGACCATAGGGTCAACCAACACTACCGTGTCAATCTCCATTTGGTAGGCTTGATCGGGCTTTGGGCCAATAAAAATCTTCTTAGGCCCGTACATGGAAAACCCTACCGGACGTCCATTGTAGTTTTGCCAGTAACGCAACTGTGCGTTGAAGTCTGTCCAAGGCAGGTAATACAGCGGAATGCGCGAGTTCCCCCAATAGAGGATTACATTCAGCACATCAACAGTATTGTTGCCTTCGGGTAAGTCTGCAAAGTCGATGGTTTCGACGTTATACGGCGCGGTGTGGTTTTGCAAAACACGATTGCACCCTGTGTCTCGGACAAGGGTGTTGCGCCCATCGTTTATGTAGTCCGTTAATTCTGCATTCGTCCAGAAATTAGCATTAACGTCATGTAATAAACGCCGGGTCTGAGTAATGTAGCCAGACAGCGTATCTGCCATGATTAAGCATTAAAGTTTGCAACTTTCGCCGCACCCTTTGCTTTGGGCATTGGGGCGGCTACTCGTTCCACCACTGGGGCTGACAAGTGGACGGTTTTAGAAGACTCTTTAGAAAATGAAAATTCAGCCAGCTTTTGCATTGCTGCATCAAACTGGTTACTCATCTTCATCCATCCAAGCCTAACTAGATACGGCTCTTTATCATCATCGCCATAACCAAAGATATGCTTTGCTGCAATTTCTGGAATCTCGACTTCTTTCCCCGGCTCAAAGTGGTACACCGTACCATCCAAGCCATCGGAAAACTTATCAGAACCATTATTGCGAACAAAGATCGTGGTCATAGCGAGACAATATCTCCATAAAGGGCAACATCGCAAGTAACTGCGGCGTTGACCGAACAGTTGACATACAGCACTCGGGCAGTTTGAACGTCAGTATTAGCAGCAGAAGCCAATGTCAGATCATCAAACTTTGTAGAGCCAGTTGCAGCACTCAAAGCCTGATCCGCAGCAATAGCAGTGCCTCCACCGCTTGCGGCGGTGAAGACACCCACATTGGCACCACTTGCATTACCACTGAAGTTAGACAGAACTATCCGACGCACAATGT